GCCGAATTTATTAAAAATCTGCATACTTAACCCAAAAGATGTTCAGTCTAGCCCAAATAGATGATGATGATGACCAGATTGAATATTATCCCTCTTCACTTTTGACATCTACATTCCTACCAACAACAGAAACGCAAAGAGTCCCACACTCAAGAGATATCCCGCAAGAATTATGCTTAAAGATGCCCACCATTAGTAACTTATATATCTACACCAATCCGCCTCCCATGGGATATGGAAACCCTGGCCCAAAGGTTGCAGAATCAATACTTCGAGCTCAAGACTACAACCTTAAAACCCAAAATAAAGAAGTAGACATAGGGCCCTTCAAAGTCAATGCTGGATACTGGGAGGATGAAGAAGAGCCTTATCCATTTGACAAAGTTACAGGCAACTGGCATCCTGGAGAAGCATACAAAATATTCTCTGCTTTCAAATCCCTCTATGAATGTGAGATACGAGAGAGTGCAGAAGAAACATTGGACTATATAATCAGAACCAATGCAAATGTCTTAACAACTGGTAGACAAACCTGGTGCCCAATTTCACAAACCAGTTGCCCTTCACCAGACGCTTACTTAAATTTCACAAAGTATTTGATGGAAAACGGACACTCAGACAATCACAGTTTATTCACCTTTGCACAAATTGCCCATGAAAAAAGAGATGCTTTCATATTTTATGAATTTGAAAAGACCCTACGTACAAGAAGAAGTATGGACAGGAGAAGGCATCAAATCATAAACCGTACTATATCAAGGAAGAAGAGAGTAAAGAAAAGGGCATATGGCGATTTGCCAAACCAAGAAAAGTTCCTAATATTAAGCTCTACATTCTGCTCGTACATAAAACATGGTGAGAGGTCAAAATTGAAAAGAAGGGCCATTGCATCACCAAACATAATGTTGAGAGCATACTTAAACATAATAGAATTCTTTCATCTTTCACTTGCGAAAAGACTGCCGGGGACTACGATATCAATAGGAGGTGATGAGAAGAAACTGAAAATTCTCAAAGAGATCAGTTTAGCAAAATCAAGTGCTAACAAATATTTCTACACAGCCACCCAGGATGCCACCAAATTTAATGAATGTATGAATGCTGATCTGTTCTGTTTCATGCACCTCATAATATTCAACTATGAATCAACAACTCAAACAGATGTTGAGAAAATTCTGATGAAGATCTTCACTGAGGGCAACTTCATGCTAGCAATAAAAAGGATCACACTGGGTCAAGGCCCTAATGCGTACAATGATACAAAAACAATCATGAACAAGTTAGACTACTTTGACACAGATATATCCCGATTCAATGAAAATACAAGAGCTTGGGTGGAAAGGTTAAGGGATAGAATGGATCAAAAATATGTACAAGCAAGGCCAGGTATGCTAATGGGCATGCACAATGCTGCAGCTACCACTGTATCATATGCTCCATGCAATTATCGACAAGACTCATCGTCAATAATGTACAAAACTCTCCGATCAAGTGATGATTCTCTATCAGTAATTTCAGCTAAGGATTCTAGATCATTAGTGCAAGCAATAACCACTGAATACCTCTGCTTAAAGCTGGTTGGACTCAACATAGCAACCTCCAAAAGCTATTGGGTGTCTGGTTCTATTGGTGAATACAACTCATGGTACCTTGATGAAGGGTTCTCGGCACAATATGGAACAGAAACTTCTGCGATAAGACCTCAAGGGGTGTCTCCTGGAGATGATTTCGGATCTTGTGCAATGTCCACCTCTAGTGCTTTGGCTCAGCATTGCATAAATCCTATTGGAGCCCAAATGAGACTTATTGTAGGTATTGACCATATAAGACGCGTTTGGAGAATACAAAGAAAAGAAAGAGAGGGAATAACATCATCAGTTCAGTTCCTGGGAGATGGAGGCATCAATCCTTGGACCTCAATGTCCTGCGGACTAGAAGAAACTAGCATTAGATATAGCAACTGCTTAACAGATCAAGATAGCTTATACTTTTGGAGATGCTTAAACCCTAGGAACCCTTTCAATAAGGAGCCTGTTGAAGAACTTACCTTCAATAAAGAGAAAGGGATTATGACAGCAAACGACGTAGAGACCCCTAGAACAGTTTTTCACTATGCGCTTAGACACAACCGGACTTTTAGAGGCCCTCTTTCTTTGGAGAGCGCAGATAACATGAAAATGTCTGCCCAAGCAACAGCCATAATGGAGACGGCTAATCCCGCTTTCAAAGTGATTTCATTCCAGTCTACAGAAAAGTGCGGGAAATACCTCATAAATAGACTGCTTCAACTTCAAAGTGAGTGCTCTGATGACCTTGATTTACATGACAGGAATAGAATCTCTGCTTGTATAAACAAACTCTCTGGTCTTGAAGATGAGGAGATTGAAGAAGATGTAATATCAGATGAAGATCTTTGAACAAGACGGACTTTATATGAAAAACGGC